TTCTATGGGCATAATCCCATAGAAGATTCATTGAATTATTTGGCATACTTATTAGGTTGATCAACCTCACTAAGTATGATACTTAGTGTAGGTTAAACAAACCTTTTAGTAAATTAAATAGTTTGAAGCTTTATTATTCGGCCTTGATATTTGGCCGTCCTTTTTAGGACTTAAAATATCGCCCCTTTATGTATATATGTATATTATTATTAGCAACAGTAGTTGCTCTTTACAGACTTATAATGTCTATAAACTTAATTTATAAAAATAATGTGCAAAAATCAGAACGATGGTATCCACACTGTGGTGGAATCCATGTCCTCATTAACATTGAGGGAAATATATTACTAATGTAACGAAGTGTTACCCATACTTATTTGTATGGCAACTCCTAATGGAGTAGATTTAAAGCTGTAATCAACAGATTTAATTTGTTTTTGTCGTTCAAATGAAAAACGACTTTCGGATAATTTGTACGCGCAACATCGCGCCTAGGTAAAACCCTGATCCGACAGGTGAGACTAGAATGATGACCGTAAAAATGTTTACAACACCCGCAACAGTGAAATGTTGCAAAAATGCCTACGAGATTGTTGGTCAAATCTCACGCACATTTGGTGTGCACAATTGCTTAATGCAAGAAACCGTCACTAATTGTAGTGACAACATTAGCACAGCAACTCGCGAGCTGTGCTCTAAATTGAATATACCATTAAATTTAGATATTACACGCGAGATTGAAGGGTTGGTGGCCTTGGCCATCACCCTTCGTGGTTGCAAGACTTATACGTCTTGCGCTAGTGCTATATTTTTATATGCACGTAGTTATTATTCAGGTTCTATTTGTAATCAGTTGAAAGAATACATTTATGAAATATTAGCTATTGAGCCACAATCAGGAGATGAGAAACAAATTGACAACGAATACGTGTCCTTTATGCAGAGTATCCAAGATAATTGGAATGTTTGCAAAAGTAACAAATTGTTTTCTAATTTATCCAAGATTACTGGGCTCTTAGTCACATTGAATTTATGTAAGGCATCAGCTTTGACAATGTCAGTTAGCGATTTTAAATTGTTTGAACCAGATTTAGCTTTAGTACATAGTAAAACAACTGATATTGTTGATGTTGT